ACGTCTCCTAATGTAACATTACTCCAAACGTCTGATGCGAAAGATTTCTTTACTGGAACTGGATCTTCATCGCACGTATTGCCTGGATCGAAGGGATTGAAATCTGAAGGATCTATATCCAATGGATCGAATATGGCATCCATGTCCAATGGTTCCGATAGCGCGTCTATCAGATTGTTGAATGTTGCCAACATTTGAAGCGGATCTACAGAAACCGCTATAGAGGCGTGGACAATACTGTATCCTGTATTTGGTGGTGCATCAGCTGCTGATGAAAGTCTGGTTGCCCATGAACCTCTTTGTGGTGCTAATGTTATGAAATATATCCCAGCTGCCTCTATCTGCGAAATAAGTGTTTGGTTTATCTGTAGCGCTGATGTTAGCTGGTTTAAGGTTTGGTTTGCTTTTCCTAAACTCGCAACTGCTTGATTCAGATCTCCTGAAACTTGACTAAGAAGAGATGATGCGTCGGTAATCTGCTTGCCCATTACCTGGGCTACTGATGCTCCATTCCAGGCCATTTGTTTCCTCTAAACTGTCGTTATGTCTCCAGAACCACCAATTATGGTTCCTTTATAATCACCGTCGAAAGTGTCTCCTTCTCTTGCTGCTGAAACACCTTTGATAAACGTTATTCCACTTCCAGCTTGGATTATTCCTTTATGTCCACAAGAAGCTGTTACCTCATCTCCTTGTCTTGCCATTCCAATCCCATTTGCTGAACAGTAATCGCTCCCTGTCGTTATAGTCCCATCTTTGGTTGGATTTCCCAGATGCCTTGAGCATCTTCCAGTTGTTGGATCTCCTATTCGTGCATGTTTAGCCATGTGCCACGCTCGATCCTTTGGAAGAGTGTACGCCTCCCGCGGTTTGGGCTATGGTTCCTCCAGCGTCAATTGTTGCGTTCCCTCCAGCCTTTTCAGCAATATTACCTCCAGCTTCTAATGTAATATTTCCACCTGCCTTTATTGTCGTATCTCCAGTCGTATCAAGAAGTGTTGTTCCTCCTACCTTCCATGAAAGATTTCCCTGTGTATCAATTGTCATATTTCCTGGATGTTCTATTCCTATGTTCCCACGGTTGTCTATCTTTATGTGAGCTCCTGAATTATGCAGTATCTCTATGTATAGTTTCTTTTTATTTATCTTGAAGTAGGTTCCTGTTGAATCAAGAAACCCATACATATCCGGGTAATCCTCGTCGAAGATGGTTGATTTATTTCCTGATGTTCTCCAATAACCTATATAGAAAGGAAGATATATGTCGTCAAATGGAAATACGACTGCTATTTCTGATCCTATCTCAGGCACTGAAAACCAGTCCTTATCGTTCTTCCCACCCGTAAAGAATGGATTCATTGGATAGATAAATGGTAGGTTTGCTTCTGAATCAACAAATAAACCTTCAACTGTTGCCTTTATTGCCCCTATCTTTAGTGCGTCTGTAGTCGATATTACAACACCCTTATGTGTTCTCTCCAGATTCTTTGATGGTTTTAGAAATTCAAATATCTTAAGCAATGGCATTATGCAAATTCTCCTTTATTTGAGTTAAAGGTTTCTCTGCTTATCTCCATTGTCGTCAATAAGGTCTTTCTTGTTATCTGTCTTGCAATCCTTGTAAGAAGATAGAGACCTGAAAAGGACTCAGCTGCCAGTTTATTGTCCAATTCCAAGTCCTTAAACATTACTACATCAAGTAGTTTTAGCTGTCTATATGCGTTTGTGAACGAAACTTCAATCCTCGTTGATCCAAACAAAGCCAGGTTTGAAAGGTTTGATATGTAAGATTCCCAGTACTTTGAATGTTGATTCCTTGATTGCAGCGTTATGTCGGCTGTTCGAGAATCTATTGCGCTTGCCCTATCAAACTTCTTTGACAGAGCCATGTATGTATTAGTGGTTGGTGTTACTGTTGAAGCTACTCCTGTGTCCCTATCTACGATTGGAATCTCGCGTTCATACCCAAACCATCTATTAATAAATCCTGTTTCTGATTCTATTACATAATCTGAGTCGATTGTTATATCTTTTGACGTTGATTGCTCATTTGTTATTGTCTCGTTGACAAGACGCCAGTCATAATTCTCCTGACTCGATACTGCTTTCTTTACATCTTTAAGTATGAATGAAGAATCTGCTCCTATCCCTATTGCTAAGAAAGATCCTGGTAGGTTTGAATGTGCCCATAGGTTGTTAACAAAAACCTTATCTGGAATAGATGGTTGAATCCAGTTCATTGAGTCTTGTGTTGGTGATGCGTTTGTCTTAAATGTGAAATATGTTGAGACTACTTCTTGTATTGCTGCAAATGCTGTTTTTGATGGTAATACTCTTGCCTTTGAGTTATTCAAGTAGTCGAGTGCTTCCATCAACCCAGTTATCTTCAGCTGATATATTGATGTTCCCTTCCTTGTCATTATCTTGTGCAAGACTACCGCTCTCATGTCTGTTAGAGAGATCTCGTCTTTACCTATTGAGATATTTATCGTGTTTCCTTCGTTGAAATAGGCCAGGAATTTTGGATTTTTAAGATTGAAAAATAGTTCGAATGAAGGTAATACGTTTCCTGCTTCTTCAACAAGTAGAAACTCAAGAAGATCCTCTTCGGCTAAGAAATCGTCCTTAACTCCTTTGATTGAGAACTTTACAATATATTGTCCTTTGGTACCTATCATCTACCTAAGGCCTTTGCATTCAGCGTGAAATATAAGTCTTCCAGATCGTTTAGGGATGGATATTTGACCAAGTTTCCTGTTACTATGTCTTCTGGTGTTAGATAGTCGTTATAAAACATTAGAATCCACCAGTACTGTGTCTTTCCATATATCCTATAGGAAAGTAGGTCTGGTCTCCCATCCTCTCCTTGAACTAATCGTTTTCCTCCAACGTTTAGCTGTTTTACCTGTGCTATAAAATATGAGTTAATGACATCAAAGAAGTCCATTGTGAAACCCATGAACTTAGCCATGTCATATCTTGTTTCAAATGTATTTTCGACATCTAAGTAAAACATCCTATGTGCTCCACTTTACTTCAAACGATCCTGTTGGCTTTGTTGGTGCTTTTAAGAACCACCCAGCTACTTCATCTGCTGTTGGCAACTTGAAGCACTCTAACGCTACGTTAACCTGAACATATAGTGGAAGTCCTTTTGGAGTTACCTCTTTTGAGAAAGATGGATCCACGTTCTTTATTACAAGTGCTCTTGTGGTTGCGAACCATCTCCCTATTGATACAGCACATAACTTCGTTGGATCTTCATCGGCTAGATCAAATGGAGGCATAACCATCCCAGCTTTGTTACTTGGAAAGACTCCTTTGAATAGTGCTGTTACTACTCCCCGAACATCATCGTCTGGCCTAACCGCAACGACTGTGAACGAGACGTTAATTGGTGGCTTTGCTGTTCCTTGATATGTTGCTAATGTGTTCTTAAATGCCTCTAGCCTTATCTGTTGTCCAACTCCCAATGTTGCGGCCGTCTTTGACATCATCTCTCCAGCTTTCTGCTGAAGACCCATCATCCCTACTGTTCCAAAGTCTGCATTTCCAGAGAATGAGAATGGATTCATTATCAATCCCTTTATTCTATCCTTTGGTGTAATGATAAGAACACATGCATCCCTATTGCTCATTAGCTGGGAAATCTCAAGGAATCTCTTCTTTTCTTTCGGTGTCTCTACCATAACCTTATGCGTACAACGCTGAGTTTGAGATAGCTAAGTAGATGTCGTCTATTCTTGACCTCTTCTCAATTCTATCTGGTTCTTTTGATACATTGACCTGTGCCTGTGGTGAAGACTCCTGCTTTACTGTTATCTGCTGCTTACTTGTATCTGCTGCTGCCAAAACCTTTGTTGTGTCTGCTTCGGCTATAGTTGGCTGTTGAATACTTGCTTTTGCCTGTACTATTGGCTGAGCCTGAACTGACACTGGCTCAGATATTGGTTGAACACCGATCTTGTCTTGTATCTCTTTATCCTTCTTTAGCATCAGGGCTATTCTTGCATCCCCATATCCTTTTGCTTTTAGTTGTGCTGTTCGTTCTTCAACTGAAGGCGCTGCTTGCTCCATCTGAGCTTTTGGTACTGCCGCTACCTCAGTTGATTTATTCGTGACTGTCTGTACTCCACCAGGTTTTCCTTCTGCCTTTGCTGATACTTGTGCTGGTGTCGATACTGGTTCTTTATTTGCTACTGCTGTTGCCTTTCCTTTCTCCAGGTTCTCTGGAGAGAACTTATTCAGCCTACCTTCAAGAAGAGAATAGATCTGCTTATACGACCTTGGCTGCTTCTTCTCGTCGTAGAATATTGGTTCGTTTGATGCAGCTGCGGCTGGAAACGCATTAGCCGCTAACCCTTCGGGGTTTTTCTGCATTTGCGCAAGAAACTGCTTGGCTCCACCCAAACCGAGAAAGTGTGCCATGTAGGTTTCCGTGTCAGTTGGTTCTCTACCGAGAGTATCTTTTAGTCCTCCTTGGTTTTGCTTTGTGAACTCAGCTGCCATGAGAGCATTTGCTTTGGGATCTAACTTACTTGTATTACTATCTATCCCATGCTTTGCTCCATATTTCTTTACTGTATCCTTCCATGTTGCGTCTGTGAACTGATATAGACCAGCTGCTGAGGATGTTCCTGCTTGTGCTCCAGATTTGAAACCTGATTCAACTCCCGCTAACTTTGTCATTGTTTCGGCTTTGACGCCTACTGCATCCGAAGCTCCAAAGATTGTGCTCTTTAGTGCTGCATATCCAGACTTGGCTTTCTCACCGACCCAGGTTGCTCCTTTGGAGGCTACTTCTGCTGTTGCTGCTCCAGCTTCCTTTACTTTGGACCAACCTTTTGCTACTATTCCTCCAAGGCTTGATGCAAATGTGGCAAAGAATCCCTGTTCTTGCTCTGCCTGAATCTTCCTCTCATCTTGCATTACCTTATCTGTAGTTGATAGTTCCTTCTTCTGATCAATAAGTCCTTGTTCTGCTGTCTCTCGTTTGTTGAATAGTCCTCCAAGCTTCTTTCCCAACATATCTCCAATCATTCCTCCAGCGAAACCTCCAATAGCTGTTCCTATTCCTGGAAGGATCATTGTTCCAAGAGCTGCTCCAATACCAGCTCCTGCAGTTGTTCCTACTCCAGAGCCTACGGCTTCTGTGGCTGATCCTCCAGTCATTAAAGTTGTCGCTCCAGAGATTAATCCTCCTATTAGTGGTATCTTCCCTCCAACCTTGCCTAAGATTCCACCAACTTTACCTAAAGCTCCTGTGGCTGTTGGTGCTGCTTCTGCAGCTACTGTTGCTCCTTTTCCAAATAGTCCTCCTATCTTTCCAAGGATTCCTCCAGTTACTGTTGGTGTCGATCCAGCTATACCTCCTGTGGTTGCACCTTTTCCAAACCAACCTGCTACCTTGCCAAGTACTCCACCTGAAGCTGTTGCGGCGGCTCCAGCAGCTCCTACTCCAGCGGCTGCTCCACCCATTCCAAACAGTTTGCCAGCCATTCCAGCTACTTTGCCAACTACTCCGCCTCTTGCTGCTAATCCTGGCAATAAGCTCTGCATTATATTACTAAAGAAACCACCTTCGTCTTTCTTCTTTTCATCTTTGCCAGTTATCTTTGCTTTTGCTGTGGTTGTGTTCAAGTCCTCCAACTCACCATGCATTGCCGATAAGTTCTTGTTTGACTCATACATCTGTCCAGCTACCTTATCTGTTGTATTATCCAGAATCAGTAACCTTGTGTCTGTCGTGTCTTTTAGCTTCTCTGAAGAGTCTTGGGCTAGTCTTGAAGCCGTCTTTGTTTCGTCAATTAATTCATCAAACTTCTTATTTGTGTCCTTCCCAAAATCAAGAGCTCCTTGGGCGTTTGATGCAGTCTTCTCCTGCGGAGTTGCCTGCCTAAAGTCAAGCATTCCTTGCTGATGTTGTCCAATTGTCTGCGATAGATCGAGTTCTCCCTGAACTGGTTTCTTCTGTGGCTCTGAAGCTGTTTTCTCAACCAAAGTTACGTCTTCTTGTACTGCTTCAGCTTTCTTGAACTTTGCTTTTAGCTTCTCCTTTGCGACATCCATCATATTTATTAGGCGGTCATCGAGTGAGAATGCTTCAACTAATGGACCTAGCCCCGCAACTGAAGCTATTGTCTGTATTGCTCCCTTCTTCATGTCTCCTACTGAGAATTCAGATGGGGTCTTCATGAAAGCTTCTTTGAATGTTCCACCCTTTGAGGTTTGCTTCGCCAGCAGGTTTGATATTTCCTCTGAGGATAGAACTGCTGAATCCATCTTCGTGTTGATATTCTTAAGAGTATCTCTTATCGCCAGATTTGACATCTTTGGCAAAAGATTCTCAATATTTACTGATATCTTCTTAAGATCCTTCTCTGAGGCTGTCTGAACGTTGATTGCTTGTATGTCCTGAGCTTCCCTATCTTGAATTCCTGATGACTTTAGAAGTTCTTGAATATCGATGAATACTTTCCTTCTTACTGTTTCTGATACTCTTGTATCTTTTGCTATCTTGTTATATTGACTTAAGGTTTCCTTTACAGAGACCTGAATTAACGTATCTGAGTCTGCTAGTTCCTTTGTTCTTGCTGAAACTTTCTCAAGGCCTTTGATAAACTCGTCTGCTTGTTGTTGTGAAATATCCTGCCTTGATAAGATTGCTTCAGCAGTTTTATCGAATGATTTTCTCTGTGCCTCATCAAGATTTAATGACTTTGCCAGTACCACTGACATAATCTTGAACTGAACAACTGTTCTCTCAAGATCTTTGTGGAAAGATTCATTCTCTTCCCTTGATAAACCCGAAGCTGTCTTGGGTTCGTCTATTGACTGTTTGCTCTGTGGTGGTTGATAGGAAGACGCTAAAGCTGCTGAGGTGGTTGATTTGTCAATCGATAGCGGTTTGTCTGTTGATACAGAAGACCTTTTTAACTTTGATAGCGCTGTACGTGATAATGACGCAACTTTATCTGTGAGACTGAGAGCTTCGTTTACTGCTCCCAGTCCCATAATTGCTAATCCAGCATCGGCTACTCCGTGACCTAAATCGCCTCCGCTTGATTTAATCGCATCAAAGGTGGAACCCATCGTTCTCCTAACCTGAGGATGTCTTTAGTTGCTTCATCAATCGCTTATATAAAAACATTACCTCAGCGTAATCAAGACTCTTGATCTGGAGAGGGTTGACTATCTGCCGGTAAGCCAAAACGAATTCTACTTCCAGTAGGAAGCTTGTCGGTACGAAAGGGTTGTATGATCGTGTCCACCCCCGTTAAGTCAACATTGACCTTCTTCCCACACTTGGAACATTTGAATTGAATAGTTTCGACACCAAAGTACAAGATCTTGTCGATCTGCGTCAGATCTTCGATGTTCTGCGCACCAATAATTGGGTTTAGAAGCTTCAGTGCCTTGTCTCTTGACATGTTAACTACAAGAGAAGCGAAGACCTCTTTCTTGTCTTCAAGCTTTCCAGCTCTTACAAGCTTTACCCATTCCGTTACTGATAATGGCATGAAGTGAAAATCATTCCCAGCGTCGTCTGTATAGATGACTGGTAGAGCCTCCGTGTTAAGCTCATCGAAGGAGATTTCATTTGCCATTAACGTTGGCTTATTCTTCTCGTTACATGGTACTTCCTTGTCTTCCACGACGTCGAAATGAGGGCATGTGAAAGGAATATTGAATGCGTCTGCTTCGAATGTTGCTAGCCTTCGCAATATTCCAATGTACAGATAGTCGAAGTAGGCCAGGTCTTCTCCTGACGAGACCTCAATGCCTTCCATTATATGTTCAGCTGCATCTGCCTTGCTGAACTTTGACTGTGCGAAGTCCATGATATCTCCGAATGAGTATGGAGCATATCGTATCTCTGTTCCTGGTTTGTAAGGCTTGAATCCAGATGGCAGCTTCGCGACCTTTAATGTGATCGTTGGTTGAGGAATGACTTCCTTGTCATTCTTCTTTCCAATCGGTCTTTTGACCTCTCTTAATTGCATGGCTTCCTCCATTTGTAGGTTATGACATTGATCCTACAACTACGAAGGTGACCGAGTTCTGCTCTGCCTCTGAGTTGGAATTACCCTGATAGTTTACTGATCCTTCTGGATAGACTAGATAGCTTACTGTTTTTAGAACTTCCTTATCTAATCCAAGTTTGACCACTATCATTTCTCTAGCACTTGCCGAGGCTGTTGCGATCGTCGCGCCAATCCTTCCAGTTTTCTGATCATCTCCAAGCATCTCCGCTTGCCATTCCACTATCCAATTAAGTACGGTGTGGTAGACATCGTCTGCAAAAGTTACTTCGATGTCCTGATTTGAAGATGCTTGTGGTATCTTTACTGGTCCTCTAACTGTATCTAAAGTAAATGATGAAATGGTGGAAAGGTTTTCTCGTACTTCAACTGCTGGAAACCAGACGTCGAAAGGGGCAGGGGCTTCTGGGAATTTTATGTCCCAGAGATACCCTCTACCCCATTCAATGTCTCTTACTTGATCAATGTCTTCTAAGAAGCCTGGCATTAGATCTCAACCGTTCCTGGCGCTCCTTCAAGGAAGTAGTCGTAGGCGAGGCTGATTGTCGGCTTGTAGAAGTCGTTGGTGTCGCCACCAAGCTGCCCGCCGTGATCCTTTGACTCCAGGAAGGCACCAAACAGGTAGTATTCCCAGATGGGTTCATTCTGCCTGTTGAGCCTTGTCAGCTTGATCGTTGCTGACACTGCTGCTTTGGTTGCATGCTTCCCGGTCCGCGATTCGTAGCATAGCTCCGACCACTGATCCAGGAACTGCGAGACCTTGTTCTCGACCGTTTCCACGAACTGGGCTGTCCATGGTGAATCGTATCCGTAGATGCCAGGGTTACGAACCTTGTGTCCCCGGATATTGACTTCGATGGTCTGTCCCGTTCTCTTTGGCATGTCAGCCGAGATGCAGCGGAGGTTGAGGTCGTCTCCGATCTGATCTGCTCCTTCTGGATACTCAATGAATTCAAGAATCCAGGCATACATTGGGGCAAAATCGGCGATATTTCTGATGTCATCAATTTCTGGTCTAACGCCCATGGTTAATTACCTCCTATTTGTTGCCTTTATTAAACGGCTGTCTTTGCCACACCGAACGCCATGCCCGTTGGGACAATCACCACGGTGAAGCGGATAAATTCAATCGCCTTAACCGGCTTCACGAAGAGGTCAACATTCAGGCGATAGTTGTCGATATCCGTTGCCGTATTGTTTGTCGCGTCGCACACCACTGAGAAATCGTAGACGCCTCTGCGGGATTTGATATTGGCCATGTAGGCTGCAATCATGATCCTGACAACGGACTGCGTAGCTGCGTCGTTGATTTCGAATGTGAAATCTTCCAGCGCTTCCTTGATAGCCGGTTCGATGACAATCAGGAGCATTCTGACGTTAATCCGATCCAGGGCCGATGGGCGTGCTGACAGCGTCTTCTGGCCCCAGACAACGATTCCCTTTCCCGGTACGAACCTGACTGGGTTCAGTCCGGCATCATACAGGAGGTCCATCTCTCCTGACTGGAAGCGCCGACGGACATCGAGGACATTCAGGATGCCTCTACGGAAACCCGCTGGTGGATACCAGATCTCGTAGTTGAGGGCCGTTTTGGAGATGATTGCTCCGATGTTTCCATCAGGTGCGCAGTAGATCGACCGGTCATTGAACTTGTCGTACACCTTCAAATGTGGTGTGAATAGAGCCGCGAAGGATGTATTGGCGTTCAGGTCAATCTTCCGATAGTTGATCAACTCGTTCAGATAGGAGGCTGAAGCTTCGTTGGCGTATGGAGTTGATAGGATACCGAAGCAATCTCTCCTGGCCTCCGCCACAGCGATGATCTGCTGGGCTACTGCAACCGTTGCAGCGCCACCGTCCATGAGCAGAGTCAATGGAATCGCATCCGGAGACTCGAAACCATCCAGGGCAACAACCAATTCGGCGTCTGTTACTGCCGTTCCATCTGTTCCCTTTTCCATGTAGATTCCGGTGTGCATCGTTTTTACCATATCCGTTGTTACGGCGGTGTTGTCGATGCAGCGGATGTACTCTGAGGACTTCAGCATATCGACAATGTACATCGAGCGATTGAAGCCATCCTTGACTGTGGATTTGGAAACTGCGAAGGTCTCAACCAGCGTGCCCTTCCAATACACTTCGATTGAGAATGCGGTTGGAACTGCTTTCTCTCCAAAGTAGGCTTCCCAGAAAGCTGAGGCTGTTGCATCGGCTTTCTTTCCTGATTCTGGGCAATGGTTCGTCGCCGGCATCAGAACGACCGTGTTCGAGCCTGACCCTGTGAAGTCGATTGGGGTTCCTGCAATTGCCAGGGCCAGCGTTGAGGCCAGTTTGAATGTATTCCCCGACGGAACCGTCACATAGTACGTGGTGTCGAAGGCCAGGTTTGTCGGTAGTGTTGATGCGTTGGTTTTCTTCTGAAACTTCACATCGTCGCCAACGTTCCATTTCTGGCGGGTTGTGATGATGTCCGTTCCTTCAGCAAAGTCGCCAACGGCCAGATCTTCCTGGGCGTGGAAATCAAAGATCTTGATTGAGATATCGTTATTCCACGCTCCTGGGTTGAGACCGTAGAGAACGAATGACTCTGCGCCGAATGTGTAGGCCGGTGGATCGATTGGATCGGCAGCGATGGCCAAGCCAGCTGCGACGTGATCGTTTGCTGATGCACTCTGTGTGGCGAATACGAAAAGGCCTCCGTAGAGTGCGTCTGTGTTGATGGCTCGATTCACCCACAGTTTGTCAGACCCCTGCAGGTAAGCAAGGGCTGAGAAGTAGGAGTTGTCGTACGTCACCTTTACTTCGCTGTCCGGTGTGTAAAGCCGGAGAAGGTCTTTATCCGTTGTTACAAGGGTCGGTTCCAGTGGACCTTTCAGTGCTGGAATTGCCATTCCACCATAGACACCTGGAAAGGATGGGACTCTCGTGCTGAGATCAATTTCCCTAACTGTTACTTTTGGTGCTCCCATAGGTTTTACCTCCGTTTAAAATGACTTATGTTCGCTTATATGGGGAGAAAACTACTCCATATGGAAGGGCGCCCAACAGTTTCTTGTTGATGTTCTGTGCTCTACCGTAAGGAGGTACAATGATCGTATTCCCGCCATATGAAACATTCGATGGATGATCAAGCCTACTTGACAGCTCACCCAACGTCGGGTTCTCCGAAACAAGTGGTTCCGGTGCTCCAAAAGGTTTGATACCTGAAACCACTGGGGTTTCAATCTTGTTTCCTGCCACCTGTTGAACCTCTTCGCGCGACAATTGTTTCATGGCTTCCTCCTAAATCCATTCGGTTGTAATGTTTATATATTTTATTTCCTTTTGCTCTAATGTCGGTCCAGCGATAAGCGGTCCAGCTATCAGTGCGTCTGACTGAACTGCCCTGTAGTTCACATTCTCCAGCGAGAATGGCATGTCTACAAGGGAATTCCACTTCAAGTTGAATGTCATGCTCCCTAATCCATAAGCTGACAAATCTATCAAAGCCTTCTTTGGCATCTCACCTAATGTATATAAGAACTCGAATTGCTCAATGTCTTTTATGTTATTTGAGAAATACATGAACCTTAGATCAAACTCTACTTGCAGTACTCTATATTCCTGATACTTACTGTCTGCTGGTACATGTAGAAGTGGCGAGGACTTTCCTCTTGATCCAAATGGCTCCATCTTCCTAAGAACTGATCTATTGTATGAGAATAATGGGAATGCGTCAGATACTTCTCCCTTCATCAACTTATTTGCCCTCATTGTCTGTATCGAGGTTTCATAAGATAACATTGGGTCAAATGTTGACGAAGTGAAGTTGATCTGCGGCTTCATTGCCGTTACTATCGAGTTGATTATTTGAGCTGGATTGACCAGCAGCGTTAAAGCCATCTTAATCCCCTAGTGCTGAAACTTTCCATCTATGACAAACTTCTTGTGTTGCTCCAATATACTCTGGGAAAAGAACTTTGTATCTCCTGATCCTTGCATCTGTTGGTCGAACTGGTTCGAGAATATCGTCTACCTTTAGTTCTCCCGATATTCCGGTGTACACGTGTCCCTGCGTTTCAAGTGCTCCAGTAGATAGATTGTCCGTTACTACAAATGATGAGTAGGGTACTATTACCCGTACTGTTCCACATGGTATTAAATTCCTATCTGCATAAATACCGTAGGCTTGCTTTTGGTCTGATATCGTGTCTTCCCTATATAGATTGCATGTGACACCAAACTGAGCCACTAAAAGCTTCAGCATGGAACTTGTTGCGTTACCAAGCAGAGACTCGAGTGTTTCTATTGCGTTCACAGTACCGACCACCACTTTGAGTTGGATTTAAGTTCTGTCATTGCTTCTAGCAACTTATCGTTTGCGTGTGTAAGAAGCGTATCTCCATCAAAAGCAATGTCCAGTCCTTGAATTGTTCCAATCTTCCTTGTCATTGCAATAGATGTCATGAAGAACCCATTCGCTAACTTTACAATCAGCGGATATTCTCCATCATCTAGAAAGGTTATTGTGTAGTCTGTTATTGGTGAACCTACGGCAACCAAACCTGGAGAATTACTACAATAAACATTCATCTCACCTGCGATAGGTGTGTAGAGTGTTGGTTTCTGATATCGATAATCTATTGGGTTTGGGGTTAGTCCTTTAACCGGTGAGTCTATTGACTGCCCTGGATTGAAAACTATTGCAAGTGGGTTTAAGAGAGGTGATACTGGAACTATCTTATTTATAAAGTCTGGGATATCTGAAACAAATGTGTATGACGGCCCATTGACTGTAATATTCCTATTCGTTATCTTAGGGCGATATCTCCCAAACATTGGAAATACCACCCTCTCAACCATCGTCTGGAACTTGGTCGCATCAAGTTCCAGGGTGTCCATTATATGTTGCCCCGACAGTATCTTTACATCTTCCAAAAGATTTGCGACTGTCCTCGACATGTTTTATTCTTCCTTTTTCTGAAACGGCTTTCCGATGACTGGTTTTGTTACTTCTTCTTTGCCTTCTTCGCTGGTGGTTTTGCCGTCTTCGCTGGCGCTGTTTTCTTTGCTGGTTTCTTTTGATTCGCCATCAGATTTCTCCTTCTTTGGTAGATCTGAGAACTCTTCGACGTACAGAATCTTCTGTTCGGTTAATGGTTTCAACCTTACAAAGAGCTTCTGAAGCTGAACCTTGTCGATTGTCACCTCTTTTGACTTCTCAGAGAACTTGAAAAATGACTTCCCATCGTTGTATTTCAGGTCGACGATGGCTCCTTTTGCGACTAGTTTTATTTTGTATGGCATGCGACTTCTCCTTTGTTAAACAAGCTTGCGGGATTTCTCCCGCAAGCTCTGGTTCAATGGTTGGTTACCTATTAGGTGATCGTCAGCTTGGTCATGAAGTTGGCGATGAGAATATCGCAAGCTGCCATCATTGCCGCTGCCCGCTGTGAGTTGATCGGGTTTGCCATCGGCAACATACCTGTCACTGTCAGTGGCATGTACGGCGAGAACACGGCCGGCGCTTCGAAGATCGAGCTGGTCTTGAAGCCCAGGATGATGTAATTGGCATTCAGCACTGTCGCCAGCGGGACACGGATTACTGGAACTCCGTCCAGGGTACCGTAGATGTGGGCGCCGGAGATTGACGTACCATCGTAGATCTTGACCCAGCCAGGAAGAGTTGACATTACGGCGCAGGCATTCTTGCCGGCAACCATGTAGGAGATTGTGCCACGGCCTGCGTTCCCGACCATGACTGATTCTGCATCGGCCAGTGCATCCTTGAAGGTCTGCTTGTGTTCGAAATACGAAACCTGTGAAGGTGGGGTCTTGGACCAGTTCGTATTCCCGACCATTGCGGCGGCTTGTTTGCGGATCATGTCGCCCAGGACTTCCTCGTTGATGGCGTTTGTCAGGTCAACTGCGATATCGTCTTCGGCGATCTGGCCAAACCGTTTGCGCAGCGAGTAGGACTTCAGCATACCCAATGTTGATTTCAGAGCGTAGACCTTGGATTTGACGGTCTTTGTGGTGAGCTCGTAGTTGATGGAGCGAATGTCTGTTGCTCCTTCCAGGTTCTGCTGATACAGAATCGTGATCGCGGTCCCGTTGCCAACGTTGGCGTTGAACACGACTGTGTATGCGCCGTTGGTGTAATCGATCGTACCGCTGGTGATACCATAGCCCGTGATGTGACCTTCGCCATCATCGTATCCCGATACCGCTCCGGCTGTCACGACGAGTGAGTTTGGCCTGACTGGAACATAATCCAGCGAACCTGAATATGTCGCATGGGCTCCATCGCCTGTTCCAACGGCCTCTGTTGCTTCGTTCGAAGCGTAGCCTGTTGGGACTTTCAGGACACCGCCTTCGACTGAGACCAATGTCTCTTCGGCGGTGACGTTTCCTGCTGTGCTCTTTGCCACAACGGCTTTGTAGTACACTGTGCCCTGCTCTTCATCGATCGGCTGAACCGAGGAGATGATCGAGATAGGCGAGGTGCCGTATGCAACTGTGATAACGTCCAAACCGATGCGGGGCAGAATCCCCAAGTCGGCGAGCGTTCCTTCCGATTCGGCCATCGAAACGATGTCCTGGAAGTTTTCCAGCATCATGCCCAGGGCGTAGAAATCTGCGGCGCCGATTGGGCGAATCTTTGAGATGATTGACTTCGACTCAAGACATTCCATGTAGGGCTTGTACTGTTTGAAGTACCGCTCCGCCTTTTTGTCTACCTGTTCCAAAATCCTATCTTCATTCATGAAGGTGTCCTCCTTAGTATTTGTGAGTTTGGTAAGCTCCGCCTATAGTGTAGAGTTTGCTTACTTGCTAAATGACTCGAACATCCGTCCGACCCTTGATTCCGGTAGTTTCTTGTTTTTGTCCTCGACCTTAAACTTGCGGGTCGTTTCGAGGGACTCCTTCATCTCCTTGACGAAGGCTTCCAGTTTATCCAAGGCCATTGTACCGGCCAATTCCTTCAGTTTGTCAACCTTGATGCCATATTTCGTGGCCAGTTCTTCGAACTTCTTGTCCGTGTTGGCTTCCTTCATCTTCTCCAAGAATGTCTTTGTCTTCATCAGAAGACCTGTCACATCTTCGACAGAACCAAACTTCTCGAAGAATTCTTTGTAGCCTTTGAAGGACTCCAAATTGGCCAGGATTGCCGGCACGTCGCCATGTGCTTCGAAAGCCTTCTTCATCTCTTCGGACTTTGCCAGAAGAGCCTGAATCTCTTCGAACGTACCAAACTCCTGGGAAATCTTGGAGTAGTCTTCGATGACGGCGTCGATGTCCTGAATTGTGCCATACTGTTTGATAGAGGACAGAAGGGCTTCGATGTCCTCATATGTTTTCTTGATCTTCTCGTGGTCGCCAAACTCTGCTTCGATCTTTGTGGCGTTCTCCACAATTACTTTGAGGACGTCATAGGCGCCGAGCGTCTCATACTGAGCGACTTTAACCTTCAAGCCTGAGAGCTCTTCCGTCTGCTTCTGGTCTCTCGTGGTGAACTCTGCAATTTGGTTAACGAGTTTGATATTCTCCTGCGTAAGCCTTTCAATGGCCTCCATATTTATGTCCTCCTTAAAATCAGATGAATTTTTGCCTGTGAGGGCTTCTTCTAGAGCTTCACGAAGCTCTGGACGAGCCTCCAAAAAGCCCGGGTCTGTAACAAAGTCAAACCTTTCGAGATCGAAGGAGTCTTCGTCAACAACATCCAGACCCTCTCCGTTCTTTCCTGAATACCCACCAGAGGCTTTTGATGATGTTGCCATCTTTGAGCCTCCGATCATAAGTGTGTGTAGAATTCTTCCTACCGGTGTATCTAGAATCTCCGTTTGACCCATCCCAAGGCCTGTAGCCTCGTCGATCCAGAGCTTCTGCACGCGAACAGCGACTTTCCCTTCGTTGATAAGATCATCTGTACTCATCTCTTTGTGACCAACAGTTCCTAACATAAGGCCGTCTGTTAACTTGGCCATAACGTTTGGTCTTGCCAGCTGTTTAGTCCAAAGAGAGTCTGTGTAGATCCGTTTGTTCCGGGATGCACGGTTTGGTGCAAAATGAGGTCCCTCTACCATGGCTAGAACGCCAGGTTTCTTAACCCCCTCTATCAATTTGAAACTCTGAAAGCCGTATGTGTCAAACAATGGATTCATATCACCGCCTTATTTCTTGTAAATACCCATTCTCTGCCCAATCTTTGCGGCGATAGCGTGTTTCCGAACTGCCTGGGCTCCCTTTTGCTTGTGAACCCTCTGCAGCTTACCCATGGCGGCGGCGTACTTTCCTTTCAGCGTCCCTGTCCATTTGATAAGGGCTACCTTGACTTTCTTCTGGCCCTTCATGGCGTACTTGACACCAACAACCCGGCCCTGACGACCAAGCTTCGTAACCGTATCGCCTACTTTGTGTTTTGTGTCTTTGGCTTCATCGACTTCCTCTTCAACTTCAGCATCTGCTTCCAATGCTGTCGTATAGGCGTCACCGATCTCGCCAGGTGCAAGGATGGCCATGAGGGTTGATCTGTTGATCCAGGATGGGTCTGAAAGGTCTACGCCACCGTCTGCGCCTAGTGGTGGCTCTAACATCGATATGTCGATCACGATTGTGTCTTCGCCTTCGATCCCTGAGTAAACGATGGCGAATGGATTTCCTTCTTCATCAACCGAGAAGACAACTGTTTCAGTGTCCCCTTCCGAGTCTGTTAATTGAAGGATGGCGTCGCTGCCATCCTTCTCGATCGTTACTTGAATATCACCTAGGCCATATGAGGCCAGTAGATCCGCGAATGCTTGAGCTTCTGGAGAAGCCTCTCCGACATCGTCCATGCCCATATCCATTCCCATCTCGTTGCCCAAGGCATCCAACTGCTCGATGAGAGATTTTGCGAAAGACATAAAATACCTCCTGTCAAATTGTCTGTTAACGAAACAATCACACAAAGTGTGTGCGTTTGCATCTATTATATAAAGACTCTTGTGTTGTTATATAAGAGAAGCCATCATGTGGCTTCACTTATCTGGTTAAATAAACATTCCTGTGTTTGACATCAGCGTGAAAAGCCTCAATATATGCTTACATGCTCCAGGTATGTGATTCGGATTCCGATAAGGTCTACCAAGTGGAGGGGGTGGAGTCTTCCTTGTATAAGGAATAAACTTCCTACCCAAGGCTCCTTGTTGAAGCAATTCGTATGAGAAATCAAACCGTAGCGATGGACAGTTGCAGGATACCCGTATTCCTGATTCCCCTTGTCTAATGGGGTTCATATAGTATGTCTTCTTGGTGGCTGGATCTGAAAGTGTTATTATCTTTCCAGTTAGTTCCTCTTTTGTTTGAGCTACGTTTACTCCAAATAATTGTATTGATTGAATCCATCCAGTCTTTGATCTTGATGAAATCGTCAACATCTTTGTTCCAAATGCCGGCGATATCTTGATGTCAAGCAACTGAACGAAAGCGGAGTTGCCCTGGCGAACTCCACCATCCATCCTATTCGTCCCTGTTGCGAGGCTTTTCGGTGTTGCTTTGGTCGCCATCTCGACTAACTCCAGTATGTAGTCTGACCTATTCATTCTTTGCTACCAAGACCAAGCATCTTCTTTAGGACTCCTACTACATATTTATAGAATTCGTCGTCCTCTTCAGTAAGATTATATTCATCGGTAACAATTTTCTTTGCCCTATTCCAGAGATCCTCTACCTCCGCTACTGTTTTTCCTGATTGATCGGCGAAGGACTTGACTATCTCTGCTGTTTCTATTAGCCTAATGAGGAATTCCTCATCTTGAATACCCTTATCTTGTCTAAGGTCATTTGTTGCCTGAGCTACAAACTCTGTTAGGCAATCGAGGAATATCTCGTATTCAACACATTCCATAACAGGCATGAAATACTGCGTCTCAATCATTCCATGTGTGAGAGCTGACGACAATGCTTTAATGGCCTCATTATTAGCGTCGTAAGCAAGTCCTCCAAATGTTCTTGAGGTCATATACCTACTCAGCTGTCTATGGAATTTCTTTCCAGCTGTTGACTTGTGATATCGGCGCATTCCTTTGAGCATCTTATACTTGTTCTTGCGCCATTGTGATTTCGTTTGCTGTCCCCTCTGGAAGTCACGAATACCAGTTACAATCTGGGTTCGTCTCTTTATGAAGTCAGACTCTCCCAGATTTGATTCTCGGAGTTCGATATCAAATATTACCTTGTCGTCGTCTGAGGCAAATTTCATGTTAAATCCCTGGAGGAGCTTCGTCTGATGGAGGTTCAATTACAGGTTTCGTGACCTTAAAGATCTTGTCTAGCGTTACTATTTTCAAGAAGTCCTTAAGGAACTTATTCATTTCATTTGTATCTATGCTATATTTCATGCTTGTGGCAATACCATTCAATGAAGTTGCTATGTTATTCACAACGCTTACCAGCGTGTCTACATACTCCAACCTATCCAAGTCTTCCACTGAGATCAATGAGTTTGTGAACTTGACTTCAATATCTGAAGGCTTTGGTGATAAACCAGAATTAACAAGATGAGAAAGCGCTATCTGGGTAAGGCCTTCTCTCACTGCGCGCTGAATAGTTCCCAGTTTTCTCACGTAGCGTGCAAATAATTTGAGCGTCTCGTTCTTAGATACTTCTCCACTAAACAAGAATGGGTACGGTACTCCGATTGATGCACAGATACATTTCCGTAGATCTTCGAGTACTGAGACATCCTGCATCTCGTCGAATCTTGGATCTGCTTTTCGTAGATCTCCATGGGTTGAGAAGATCGGAACTGCCTTAAATCTTCCTATTGACGCAAGAATGTCTGTTATTCTTGTCCCTGACGAATTGATATTGATATCTTTGTCATTCAGAACCCGTTCGTAGGTCTGAAGAATCTCTTTAAGGTCTGCTGCTTGCGTCCCATCTGGAACCTGTACTCCAATCAATGAAGATGAGTTGATCTTCTGCACATAAGATGCAGGGATAAGAACTGTCAGTAAGGACAACTGGTCAAGAAGGTCGAATGTTCCCCAGAGCATTGGCTTGCCCATACGAACATATTCTGACATGTTCTTGTCATCAACCTTAATCCGAAGCTTTGATCCTCCAAGACAGAAGAAGGCGTACTGCTTTGAGTCAAGTTCGGTCTTCTCCTTCTCGTTTGTCATGAAGAATTTTGGCTCTGCTTCTGCATAGACCGCTACTGTCTTTGCCTGTTCAACGCTATCATGAATTGCTGTTATTCCTTTTCCTGCCTCGACATCCATCTTCAGGTAATATTCACCGTAGGATAGGAAGTCGTCCATGAAAGATGCCAGAATTCCATCAATATTCACCTTTGCTTGTAGCTCGTCAAGTTTCGTTTTGAACGTTGCGTTTGGTGAGGTTATGTAGACAATGTCGTTTGTTATTGGGTTTGGTGCAAGTGAATCCTCAATCATCATATTAAGGATTCCCGTATAGAGATAGTTGTCTCTATGTTGATCGACCATCTCTACAATAGCGGTCTTCTTTGCAACAACCTTTTGATAAAGTGTTGATAGGACTGATTTTACCTTTGCGTCTTTGAATGTCTTGAATAGAGCTTTGTCAGCAAGCTGGTCAATAGTCAGTTGCTGAAGGTTGATTTGACTCGTCTGATTGACTACTTTCTTGTTTAATTCTTGTACTGTCTGTTCAAGGAGAGTGATCTTCGGCTTTGAGAAAACTGCGCTGAAGCTCTCTTTTATTCCATCAATTACTTTTGACATATGTTTCTCCGAAATATATCTACTGGCCTATTAAGTATACTGTCAACAGGAAAACCATGAAGCTTCTTGAAGTTCTCCGGTGACCAATGACAATCGTAATGCAAAGGCATACAATTCTTTACTGAGCGAGTCCCTCCATCTCTTACCAACTTCCTGTGATGGTAGACGGCTGATTTCCATCCTTCAACTATTGTTGTCTTGCAAACTTCACATATGCCATTACAATTAAGAAAGGCCTCCAGTTTGGTTTCAGGTGTAAATTCTTTTCCTTTGCGCCTTGTGTTCTGAGCTTTTGCTGCCTTCAGGCTCATCCCATGTAGGTTGGCAAAGGCTTTCGCTCCCATTCTTGTTTGATCATAAAGCTTTGAGAATGAATTTAGACCTGGATTACTCTCCCGATCTATTAACAGGTCGTCGCGAACCTTTATTCTTCTCATTTAAACATATTCCTTTGATCAAGTACCTCTCCTGGGATTATTCCATGTCGTATCTTATTATATAATTCCTCGGATGGAGATCTCTTCGCTAGCTGCAGGTCGAAGTATTCCTTCATCTTCAAAGCCGAGAAATCAGCATGTTGAATTGCATGGGTTACAACTATCGCTACACACTCAACTAAGTCATTTGAGGGTCCTCTATGTGTTCCTCTCCTTCCTTGTGAGTGGGAACCTGGGTGATCTACCTTATGATTTATCTTATCGTGATCCAGGTTGAATAGCTCGTCTCTATATGTCTTATTGTGATAGTGTGAGATCATCCTCTCATAATACGTGTTGGCAAGCGTCAGATATTCTGCATCTGACTTAAGAAGATTATATTTTGCCGCCTTTATTCCCGCAGCATTCAATAGCTGAATTGAGTCTGTTGATTGAAACTGATCAAATGTTACAAGAGCTATGTTGAGACCCTTTTCTCTTAGCCAGAATAGAAAGTCTCTCACCTTGAAGAAGGGCATCTCGTCTCCAAGGATCCTTGTGGACTCAATTGGAAGCATGATGTCTACTGTTATATGTGGCTGTTTGAGCTCTCCCTTCTTGACAAAAGAGTCTGCATATGCTCCCGCAAAGCCCAACATATCTTTGACTGTTGCGTAATCAACATGAAAGTAGTGCGGAAGATTCGGCTTGAGAATTGTTTTGAAGTCGAAGAAGTCTTTCAGGGCTACGGAATCGTTTGAAGATAGCGTTATCAGTTCTCTTGAGAATGGAGACCTAATAGATAGGTTCTGTGTTGCCTCTGTATAGGCGTCTTTTGATTTGAATAGTTTCCTACTATCTACACGGGCATGTCCAATTACATCTTTAATGGCCTGTCCTATATTATCCTTGAAAACCTGACGGAAGTTCTCTGGAATAAACTTGTAATAGAGCTTTACTTCCTCTGGTAGCTCTTCGATAACTTCTTTGAAAGGCTTTGTAAAGTCAATATCTTCTTGATCAATCGGAAAGTGACTGACTGTGAATTTGAGGTCATGCTCTGATTCAACCATCAGTGGTTCTACCAGGTCTGTCCCTAGGAAGACCAAGAATTCTTCATCAAGATAGTGTTTGCGGCGTGTCTCATAGGCTACGACGTTTGATACATGAATTAGTGGATTGTCCTTTGCGGCAAGTATGCGTGATTCAACGAATGATGTCGGGACAGCGGCTGATGAAACCAGAACTGAAAGTCCTTTGTCTTTGCCTCCAATGACGAAACGGTTTAATCGTCTATTCAATACTGCTGAATATAGTCCTGTTGCCTTGCTATAGGATTCTACGAATACACCGTGTTTATCCAAGAAGTTGGCTTCATCAAGTATTGCACAGAAAAGGTCAGTTCCTATCTGATGTCCTACATCCGATCCAAATATGACCATCTGACTCTTGAACTCAAGAACAGATGACTTGGCTGAGTTTCGTTGATAGTATTTCTGGAAATATGGTATCCCATCTATGATTCTTCGTATTCGTCCAAAGCCTGTTAATTCGGCTTGTTTAAGTGAAACTGAGAAGTAGATATAGGCTAGTACTGAGGCCTTCATCAAATCGAATAAAAATGGAATTGGTTCGTAACAGGAAAGTTCGTAAAGCTTGCGTATTACTATTGTTTCTGCTGCTGTTGATTTACCCGATCCAAGAGATCCTGTGGCTATCCATTCCGAACATTCATTATTTATGACGTGGGCTATCTCTTCCTTCCAAATGTCATAAAGACGCCCTGAAATATCGTCTCCTGAATAGAAAGGTGAATCAAGCCACTTCTCGATTGTGATAACTTCGCGAACTTGCTTGGCTTCTCCAGTGCCCAGTGTCCCCGATAGTTCTCCTAAGAAATCAGATAACTCATTTGGCTGCGACATCCTTTTTGGTTACCTTCTGTGGAGTTGGACTCCATGGTTCTGCCATATATCTTTTGATCCAGGTTGCGTCCGCATTGGCGATGTATTCCCGAATCACATGTTCAGTTAACTTCTTATCCATTACTGTCTCTTTTCTACCGGCTCCCACCGATGGAAAATAGACAAATTCATTCTCTTTAGGCTTTAGCGAGGCCTTCTTCTCTACCCTTGATTGACCAGTTCCAAGTGTTGCCTGTCTCATTAACTGCGAGTTGTACGAGGCAAAGTCACCTTTGTGTTCGAGATAGAATGGGCCGGTTGCTATCTGTGCTCCAATGGTTAAGTCCTGAACCTTTGAGACTATTACTCCATACGTTAGAAGTAGGTTGAACGCGGCAGAGACCTCGGCTACTGAGACTGTGGCGATATCGACTCTTGGTTTCTTCTTGAGCTGAACGATTCGTTCCGGTGAATTTGAGTCAGGAAATTCATCCTCAAACGGCCATCCCGTTGCCTTCATTTCCCTCAGTGCGTATAATTGTTCATGTATTGCTAATGACATTGGCTTAATCCCATTTCATTCCGACTGCGTAGATTCCATGGTCTGGGGTTCCCGCATTTGAAATACGAACATTCGATAGTTTATCGACGAACAGTATCGTTCCCTTTGCCCCTGTGTCGTTCATTCTCTGGATATCCGAGTCATTCCTCGCCAACACAATAAACCCTGTTGGCTTGTCTTCCTTTCCAACTTGAAGTAGGGTTGCTGTTTCCGATGACCAGAACTTATCCCAGGATTTCTTCAGCTGCGGAAGATATTTCTTGCCTTCCTCGTCATTGTTAATCCCTTTGTCCTTATACAGAACCAGAAACTTGCCATTGAGCAGGGCTGATAGTCTGGTTGGAGCCAGGGAAATAGTCTCTGTAGATTCCTCGAATGATTCTTTGTTCCAGTTCGTAATGTCTTTTGATACACGGGCCAGTGATTGCTCTGGTGTATCGTCTGGATTCGCATGTTTCTGATAATCCTTGACTATCTTGATCTTCAGAACCTTTGCGGCAAGCTTCTCGATTTCGGTCTTTCCTTTTGGCTGCTCGGTCTCGATCGCCTTTGACATCTCAATCGAATATGCTCTGGAAAGAGCTTTTAGCTTTGGATCGAAACCATCCTTCTCTTCGAAGTTGTTCAGACGGAATTCTTCTGTGATTCCGATAATTCTATCTGCAGATGAAGCGGCATCGTCCTCTTTTGCTCCCTGATTGAGCAGAAAGTCGTGAATCTTCTTCCAGCGAGCTGCTACCGATTGCTTCTGTAGCGCGTCTTTCCTACTCATCTCGTCCATGACTCCACGATGGAGGTGCATCTGCATATTTTGAATTGTCATGATATCTCCTATCCAGCTATCTGATCAGCGATGATGGCTATTGCAATTCGATCATTCTTTGGGTTGAACTTCTTCTTGACATAAGCTTTTATGTCGGGTTCATAGTACAGTGATGCTGCCAGATCTGATGCCACATCGCTTAGATCTTGACCGTCTGAAGTTGAGTCATCTGCCGCATCTTGACAACGCTGCTGAAATTGCTTATCCGTCAAGGCTTTTGCTTCTCTTAATGCCATAAACTGTTCTACTATTGCACATGCGCTCATATATGCTCCAGTGCGTCTTTGAGATGGGTCATGAAACTATTCCAGATGTAGATCAAGTCCATCTGGAAACGCTTTCCAACTATCTTGTCTGAATCGACATAAATAGTTTTGCCGCTTTTGGTAAGTCTTGAAGTTATCGAGAAGCACTCTCCGTCAGTTCTGGAACTATTCTTCCAGTATTGAATGTCTGTGTAGGCTGATTGGACTTCAGCTCCATTAAGAAACTTGGGATCAAGCTCAAATGGAACCACGATTGCATATTTTGCCATCGAGCCTGTTCCAATCTTCGATAGTCCCGTCATTTTATCTTTGCAGGAATTGATATGTAGAACCAGATCTTTCCCTGTCTTGATTGTATCAAGAGATTCTCTTACCATATGGAGCTGTTCGAGTATTGAATCCATTATTTTCCCTCAAATGTCTTAATCCAGTTCTTTGCGTCTTGCATACCGTTTGAGGACATTGGTTCGTTTTTCATAAAGAGTTCTATAAATTTGTCTTCCATGTCCTTTGGAATCGATTTCATTGTTCCTTTTATTGAGTCCCTCACGTCGTTCTTGTCCTTGAAGGATGTGTTTAGTATTGTAAATACGTTATAAAGGTCTTGTCCAGTCGTTACAAAATGGGAATTTTGCTTTAGGACTAAATTTATGTCAGCGATTCTGTCGTCGACGTCTCGCATAATGTTCTTTGCTAGTGAAGTTATCCTGTTTACTATGTCTCTGACTGAACCAAGCTTCACTTGTGGTACTGGCTTTGGTACTGAAACCTTCGGTGCGATTGGCGGAGGTGGTAATGGTGGTGGGGTTGGTGTTTTGATACCTTGATTAACCGGCATCCCTTTTGATCTTTCTATTGATGCTGCGATATTATCAAATTTCTGATCTCTTAGGGCAGCAATAAAGTTAAGAAGCTTATCCTGCTTGGTAATTTTGCTTGCTCTGGTTAGACAGAATTGGGCAAAAGCTCCAGGTCCCATTTGAGATGAACGTCTCTGAATATCTGCAACCTCGCTGTTGTATTTCCCATCGGTCTCTTGCAGACCAGCAAGAATATCTAGGCTCTCTAAGAGATCTTTCATCGTTTGACCTCTCCACGCCATGGTATATCTGCTTTCGGTTTGTCCAATCGTAGCCGCTTGAATCTTGGATGGCGAACCGCATCCTTCGTCAGTTCTGTGAAGGCTACTTCAATAAAGACTCCAGCCATTGTTCCATCGAGACACATCTTGTAGAGTCTTTTGCGCATCTCGTCTGTAAATCCGGCGACATCTATAGTGTCTGCGTTTATTCCTTTTGTGATTGGCGCTGAAGGATCTTCTATTGGTTTGACTACCAGCGCGCCGAGATTATCGGTGAACTTTCCTTCACCTACCTTGTACCCAATACAAGGCCAATCTGCGGTATTTACCTGCTTCAACTTGTACCATGCAGAGGTCTTATCGAATGAGTAGGTTGAGTCTGAGGCCTTTGCCATTCCTCCCTCATATCCTTTTGAGAGAAACTTTGCGAAGGCTTTATCAATAGATGCCTGATCCTTTACCTTGATTCGCTCTGTTGCCTGCACAAACGGTGAGCGAAGGGTACGGATTGTCTGCAACATTCTTAATCGGCGTTGCAAATAGGGAACCTGTGATCCTCCAGCCTTAACCTCTTCTGATGTAAGCATGTCGAAGATATAGAGTTTGAGCTGTAGATCTTCATGTGATAGATCTGAACGTGTCCCCGTAAGGTGCATTGTGGTTTCCCAGTCTGATACAAATACTTCCGCATCAAATAGGAAGCCCTGGTCAAGAAGTAACTTCATTGCCTTGAGAATATGGGCAGTGTTATAGACCGGTTTTCCGTTACGTGAAAGCACGACATATTTGTCCGTCTCTGGGTCTTTGAATACAAGGACTCGTATGCCGTCAATCTTCGATTCAATTGACTGAATGTTTTGCTGCTTCAGAACATTCGGCTTGTACGCGCCCCTATTCTTTGCCGGAACCAGAAACGTTTCAATAAGGTATTTAATCGCATCTGAGATGTTCATTAGCACGCCTTTCCTGCAGCCTCACATTCAGTGCAGTGCCCTTTAACCTTGGACTCTGGATTCTGCTGCGTAAACTCCTTCTTACAGAGTATACACATAGTCATAGATTCGTTCTGCTTGCTTGTGCGAATGGCTGCGAACTGCTCATGCATCGCTTGACCTGACATAATTACATTCCCTCCACGCCTAGATAAACAAATACCGGAACATCCTTCTTTCCTTTGATATCCGGTATGGTTTGTTTGATAGGCCCTATTGAGAAGTGGATAGTGTCATCTGGAAAGAATGTATCCACTTTGGCCTGTTTATCAACTACAACAATGAAGCTAAGAGAGTCTACAAGCCGGTCGGAATACTTCTTTCCCTGATCGGCAGCAAACTGGTCAGCCTGTTTCTTGTATTCAGCAGCAAACTGTTTTGTCATGTCTGCCTGTGCTGATTTTGGCATCCATTCGGGAAAGGCTGGAAGCTTCTTTGGACTATCGCCTGTTTCCTGATAGAGAGGCTTGCCTGATGCTTCATTCTTACTGTTCCTGATTGCCGCAAATTGTTCATGCATTGCTTGCCCTGACATAAATTGATTCCTCCTATTGGATTGCTGGTTTTGGTTTTGCGTTCAATTCATCTACCATATCCTTGAGCTGGGAAACCTTGAGTGGATCCATCCGGGCAAGTTTATGGGCTAATTCTTCGATTGATAGATCGTCTGTTGGATTGATATCAGGTGTGCGTACAACCGTTTTGCGGACTAATTCGAGTATATCCATCGAGACCTTATGAAGATTGGAAACTGTTGTCTCCAGGTCTCGCATCTGATTGATGTTGAGGTTTTCCAGGTTGTAGCTATTTAAGATTATTTCCTCTGCCCTATCTAAGAACAAAAGTATGCGGTCGATGCGACCTCGTTGACGGTCAGCTATCTCCAGCAGGTAACTGTTCAGTTGTTTCTCGTTCACTGCCATGGTCTTGTTGACTCCCGAAGAACAAACTGTAATCGACATTCTTCTTATCGAATATATAGGAAGTCATCACTGATAAGTCTTTATTGTACAGTTTGATGAATCTTGCCTCTAATTCCTCAATCCGTTTTGTTCCCTTTCCCTTCTCTGGGGTGTCTTTAATTGATTTAAGGTACAGGAATTCCTCAATTATCTTCTTGAGTACTACTGGACCCGGAATTCTTGGTTTTAGGTAAGATGTCAGGAACATTATTGCCCCAAAGTCGTCTTGCTCTCCAAAGGTTATGTAGAAAGCATATAGCTTCAGAAAAACATCGTTCTGGGTTACAAATGAGGCAAAGTTGGTGAATTCAAGTATCGTGTTTTCGTCTGAGAATACATGTCCTCCTGCGAAGTCATGGAGATGTTTCATCTGATATAGAAGGTTAATGTATTCCATGAATCCTCCAGTTAAATTATAGAGATGTGGCAATAGTTCAGTTGTGAATGTTTGCTCAGAGATGTTGCCTGGAGACTCATATGAGAGTGCGTCGTCATTACACTCTTCGATGTCAACATTCTTCTCCGCCTTATCATGATATTTGTACAGCCAATTATGTATCTCATTACGTATGATTCCGTACAGAAATGAGAAAAGATCTCCCTCTCGTTTGAAGTAGAGAATTCCATCACAGGCTTTTATGGCTCCAAGATGGTGGAATTCCTCAAAATATGATTTTGGATAATTCAGGAAGTGTCTTGACACAACAATAGACGTGACCGTTTTGACAATCTCAAGGAACTCTTCGCTCCGTTCCCTCCTTGTACAATACGCATCTACTACTTCAAGTAACTCTTCTTTGGTCTTTTTAAGGACCTTGCTCATGGTTTTCTCACTTGCTTTGCCCTCCAATCAGCAGCTTGGGCGGTTTGTTGTTTGGCGAGCATGCCATAGAAGTAATACATCAGGCCGTAGACTGTGTTTGGTGACGTAGATAGAGCTTCTGCCACCCAACCTTCAAGTGCTGTTTTCAGTATCGCATTGAGCTCTGCTCGTGAAAACGTTTTGTATAGAATGTATTCTTGGTTATCGAATGCCAGGTTTTGTGCAAGATCTTCCACAAACTCATAGAAAGCTATCTTGGCAAATGTAAGCGGGAATCGCATAAGGAACTTCAAATTGTCTTGGAAGTCCTTTCGCTCTCCACGAATGGTTGAGAATAGGTTTGTATAGGCATGGAAGGAGTAATTTGGAATGTCCGTTGCTTCGCCTCCAAAAGATAGGAAGTCCAGGTACTTTATAGCGTCTCTAACATGTCCCTTGGCTGCAATTATTATCTTGTCGAGCGTTTCTGAGTCTACAGGAAGCCCTTCTTTGATTGAGATTTCTTCGAGTCTCTTCTTTATCTCGTCTCCATCTACATCTTTGAAGGTTAAGACAAGGGATCTTGAGACTATTGTCTCCAGCATCCCATTGGTTTCTGTGGTACAGAAGATGAATCTTACCTTTGGTAGTGATGATTCCAATACCTTCAGAAGCTGGGATTGTGACTGCCTTGACATTAAGTGAGATTCGTCGAATATGACAAATTCGTAATATCCGTCTGGAACGTAGGTATAGTTAAGCTGGCTGACGAAGTCACGCATGAATTCTACGTTTCCTGCCATTCCTGCATCATACTCGTGGTAGAAGATTGATTCGTCTGAACAATGTTTACAGCGATAACATGGTGAGTTGTTTGTTGTATGTAGACAGTTTACTGCTTTCGAGAATATCCTTACTGAGGTTGTCTTTCCTGAACCGTAGCTCCCTAAGAATATTTGTGATTGAGGTACCTTCCGGTTCTTCACCTGCTTGCGAAGGAACCTTATGATGGCTTCTTGCCCAATTACATCATCGAATGTCTTTGGGCGATATCTGTTGGTTAATAGATCCATTATTCCTCAATGATAAAGTATTCTTTTGTCTCTGGATCAGGATTGATATCCAACCATGCGTACCAGTAAGTGGTTTGATCTCCATCAAGGTAATACGTTTTCTCCAGATACAGATTTGCTGTGGGTGGTAATGGTAGCCTATTTCCTTCCAAAGGAACTGGAATTGGGTAGTTTGCCGTTGTTATCGAGAGTCTTAATGCAGGCTCTCGCAAGATAATATTCTGAGCCTCCTCTTCCGTTGCAACCTCAAGTTGCTCTCTAATCGAGTTTGAAGAGAAGGCTGAGAATCGTATCTTTCCTATCTTTATCATGGCTTAAACCTGGCTGGGATGCATCTTGGTGACTGCACCCAGCCTCCGGTTTATATTTCAGGACAACTTACGCCAGTCTTCGATCAACTGGTAGGTTCCGCGTTCTGCGCGTGCCTGGGCCGGTCCGAGGCGCTTCGCCGAGTCGGTAAGGATGTTGACTGTGTCCCAGTAGGACATGATCTCGTCCTGGTTCTTGGCTGCCATCTGGCTCAGAACGTTATCGCCGACTGATTTCGGAATGTGGTTTGCCTTGCGGCCGTAGCGCACCATTTCAATCATGTTGGCGACGGTGTCTTTGTTTTTGTTCGTGAAATCGTAGAATCCCAGGAAGGCGTCCAATGGAGCCTTGAATGTTTCCTTGTTCAGGAATCCCAGGTAGTCGACGAGGGGTGTGTTGACGTTGATATCCGAGATCTTGATGGAACCGAGGTTGCCTTGTGCGGCACCGACCATCAGGCCATTCAGGCAGACCACGCGGAAGATTCCGAAGCTGATATCCAGAGGATGGCTTCCTATCTCGTTCATGGTAATATTGACACCATAGCGGAGGTCTTCTGTTGGTACTACAGAGTCGGCAGAGAAGACGAACATTTCGGTATTGAACCGATGCTGATTCTCTGTCTTGAGCCGGATTCCGCCTGTCCAGTCCTGCTCGCAGAAAGCCTCAATGAAGTCCGACTGATACTTCAGGGACATGTAGGGCTTCTCTTCCGGTCGAAGGAGGCGGATTTCGGTATCGGTACCGATGATACGGAAGTTGTTGGAGCGATCCATATTGGAGTTGATGATATCCGTCTTCAGTTCTGGGGTTTGCTCCATAAAGAAGTGAGGGGTTACACCGAGGATTCGGCAGAACTGGTTAAGCGAGCCCTTCATAAGGCGGCCATTTACGACTGGATAACCATCCTGGTCGATCGCGACTGTCTTTATCGGCTCGATGGTGGAGATACGATCGTCCTTAATCGTACCTTGCATTTCCTTCCATCCCATTGATTCGTCAAGAAAAGCTTTCATGCGTCATCTCCTTTCAGTTAGTTCGGGTTTATGTTGGTATGAATACGAGGGTATATGTGTGAAACACACCTATATAAACTCGAGAGGCCTTGAATTCGAAGAGTAGCTTTGTGGGAGCTCAAAACCATGAAGCTTCTTGAACTGAGCTGGTAACCAATGACAAGGACTATGAAGTACCATACAGTTGTCTAGCGTTGATTCTCCATCTCTTCTAAGGAGCTCTTTGTGGTGGTAAACCGCTGATCTCCAGCCTTCTGAAATGGGTAGATGACATTCCTGACAGATTCCCTTCTCTCGTTCGAATGCTGCTTTCTTTGTTGAATCAAGAAACTCACTTTTGCGTAATCCTTTCCTTTTATTCCCTTCTATCTTCTTATAAACCCTTTCTGTTCTTAACCTTATGTTATTCCTTATCAAGACGTCTCTAACTGTTGTTGCGCTAACTCCATTGCTCTTTGATATCTTATTGCACCCATTGTTATCATACTCTAAACATATCTTATCCTCTTGCTCTCTCGATAACCTATGTTTCCTTCCTTGTTTTAAATCACCCTCATTTAATAAACCTTTTTGTATTGCTCTATTTAAATTTATGTATAGTCCGCTGTTAGATATTGAAAAATGGCCCATTAACTCATCGTTTGATAAGACCTTATATTTCTCTGCAAACAAAGCCAAATCCACTCTCCTGGCCTGATCCCTACTAATCCCTAATTCTCCTGTTGTTTTTCTACTTCGAAGGTCTAAGGCTGTTAAAAATCCCTCTTCTATGGCTCTTTTGACTAAAACTATTAACTGTCTCTTCTTCAATCCAAACATTGATTGAAGAACAGAATAGGGGTTTAACTTGTATGCCTTTGATAGCTCTTCTAAATTTACTGAAGTCTTTCTCATGCACTCATATATAAAGAGTAATGAGTATTACTTAAGTATTCCTAATGTCCTTAGAATTAGCTTTAGTTGGTTATCGACTGCTTGGTTGGTCAATGCCTCCCCAGGATCAGCGTTACTAAGGAAAAGTCCTTGGGCGTTGATGTTCTTGTACTTGAATCGCTTCTGTGCTCGCGGTAGCCCATCATGGCCTGCCTTATCGTCGTCAAGCATTATGACAACTGATGAGGTTAGCGTTGAAATGAAATCTACTTGTTCGTCGTATGGAGAATCTGTTAGAATCCCTAATACCCATGGATAGTATCGTTTGATTGATAGTGCGTCTTTTGGTCCCTCCGTGAGAATGATTGTAGTTCCAAATTTGAAGTCTTTCCATGTTTCATTTAGTCCATAGAATGCTGGTCCTACTTTAGGATAGTCGGAAGGCCAATATGATAACATGGTCTTTCCTTCAAATGACCTTAGCTGAAATCCTACAAACAGATCGTTATAAGGTGAGACGTAAGATGAGAGTTGATAGACGTATCCATATGGGTGGGTTATTATATTGTCTGGTTTATCGAGAATTCTTCTTAAGGCTGGAAATGTTGGACATGGCGTACATTTGTTCCAAGCTTCATATAATGTTGCTAGTTGGAATTCCCTTGGCATCTATTTACCTTTTACAAGTATTGGATTTATTGCATTGATTGGTTTGTCCTGCTCTTCCATGTATTTAGCATAATCTGGGTCTACCGTTCCCAGTTGGTAGACTGAGCCTGATGCCGTTGTAATAATGCGCCCTTCCGCTTTGACAATGTGGGATGTCAAGATGTTCTTGGAACCAAGTTTGGGATGGTTGACAGCGTCTCCACGAAGAGCTATCGTGAGACACTCAGGTGCTGTGTATGGGGTTACCCCCTGCCCAGCAACACATGACCAGTTATTGATTAGAATCGGTTCCATTAACATCCTCCAAGTCCTTGGGCGTACCTATTCTTGAGAATAATAAAATCACCATGTTCTCCTCTGGCTATAACCATGCTTGCTTCAGAAATATCCTTCATCGAAATAGTTTGCGAAACATATTCCATTCTGTAGTCTCTTAGAAGAAGATCCTGAAATCTTTTTACTGTATCTTTTGGATGTTCGATAACCAGCAGTGTTCCTTTAATCATTTTATTCCCTATTAGTGGTGCGAGACTGCTTCAAGGGTTTGTCCCTTTGCCCATCCTCTCAAGATGGAAGGTCTCTGATTTGAGAGATCAACGACCCGATGTCTCGCTCCATTTTGCACCTTCTCCAAGGTGTGGTTTCGGACTTGAGAGATCCTCATTATAAATTACGAATACATGGTCGGGAACTCGATCCCTTCCAATTCAGAGATTGCAGTTTCCAGTTCGTCGATGACGTTCTGCATCGCTTCTACTGTTTCCGTTCTCTTGTCGTCCAGGCTCTCGCCTTCAGTCAACTCGTCTTCCAGATCAGGAGCATCATAGCTCATTGATTCTAGTGTGGAAACTGCTGACTCAAGAGCGTTAATTGCATCTTCGCACATCTGATACTTATTGGAGTTCTCCAGTCCAGTTCCCTGCATCCCATCTCTCCAGGACTCCATCTCTTCCTTGAGTCCTTCCAGCTCGGAGTAGTCTGGTTCTGCTGAGACACTGTCCGATATATCCTTGATAGCTTCGAGTGTGAGAGCGTCGTCTGTGGCCATCTTGTAGCCTTCGATCTCGTCGCGTAAAGTTTCCAGAACTCCAATCCCATCCTGCAGACGTGATGCTCTGGATTTGTACTTCTCTTTTGATTTACGTGTCCAGACGACTCCATCTTCTGTGACGGTCTTCTTCCGACCTTCGAATACTCTCATTTCGCCTTTATCGTTGATGTAATTCATGTTTATTCTCCTTAATAACAATACGATACTTATCTGGTTTCCAAGGCTTCTTTAGGACATATCCTCTTGAAGCTTATTGCCCATGTTCCAAGTGGACCTATGAAGTAGTGCCCGGTGTCCTTCTTGATGACCAGGCGATCTAGTTTTGCTCGGCACACCTGCATTGCATTGTAGAGACGATCTCCTGGCTTTAGTTCGTAATACTTCTCGACAACTTCTTTACCAGGCTTATGACCAGCGCGTATAATATGAACTATCTGGCCTGTGGTTGTTCTCCATCGATCTTCTTTGCGGTCGTAGATGTAGTGAGCCTCTACTATGTCTCCAACCCTGAAGTCGTGAGGCCGTTGCTTGAACATGAACTCGTCAACCTCTTTGACTGCCTTTGCTTTCTCCGGCCAAGGGAGTCCTGTCTTCCACAATTTGCCATCGATACTTAAGGTTTTGTAGTCGAGCTGGTTGATAGTCTTGTCCTGGATGCAACGAAAGAATAGACAGGCTATTGCTTCGGCTTTGGTTCTACCATCACCTATCTGTGGTGATCCTGGAAGATCTTTGAAGTCTGCCATGAATCCTTTGGATGATCTCTTGGTTATAATCTGCATGGTTTCCTCTCAGTCCGATGAATCAATGTCGACGAAGACTTTGCATTTCTCACATCGATAGCGGTTGTAGCAACGTCCTATATTGGAATAGAAGTTTAGTACGTGACGACAGGCTCCCTTGAGAATCCATCCATATCCACGGCAATGGTTGCACATAGACCGGAAGTGACATTGCAGATGACGATTCTCTCGCGTGTCTTCTCCGCGGAGAGGGTATGCGTTGACCTGAAGATTCCATCCTCCATGTCCTTTGCATGTTGGACATTCTTCGTGATCATCTTTTGCCCATGTTGGTCGTGGAATCTTGACCCAGTCTATGAATGCTTCTGGACTGTTCTCGTTTAGGTATTCCATATTACTCTCCCTTTGCTATTGCATGTTCCGTATGTTCAATTGCCTGATTAAGTTCTCCTTCGACATCGGTTCTCTTCGTTGCTCTTGCAAACGATCTTGCATGGCAAAGGTATGTTAGAGCCATTTCCATCTGCTCTCTAGCGTTCCTATAGATTGGATCTTGTTTGATTGAATGATCTGGCTTGTTAAGGTTCGTAACCAGTGTACAGGCTTTGACTGATGGTTCCCTAAGAACCTCTGATATCCTCTTGCTTGCAGGCCCCTGCCATCGTACCCATCCGGTCTTGTCAATTCGATTCATATCAGTAACGTGAACCCATCTCTGGTTAAGACCTACTCTTACCTTGATGACTCCTTCATATGAGCCAATAAGACTGAAGTACCTTGCCTTTGCGTTACTCATTGTCCACCTTCTTTGCGATAACCCGCTGGGATTTATTGTAGAACATGACTCGTTTGAGACGTAGAACCATCTTCTGCGCGGTGTTGCTCAGGAATGAGTTCTTGCATTTCTTGATTTTGTTTCGGCTTGCCATGTCCTTCCTCCGTATCCTTGTTGATAAGAATACGAAGGAAGGCTGGAAATATGCAGGTTATTGACCTTCTGGAACTCCACGGAGAACGTGTTCTTCTTCGAGTAGGATACAAAGAACTGTCCATGCTTTCGAAGAGAAATCGTAGATAGTGTTCTCGAAAACGGAGCTAAGATCGTCGATGATTGAGATGTCTCTATCTGTCACCTTGTCGTCAAAGACTTCTTTCTCTTCCTCTGTGAAGGTTACCTTGAGGATATCGTCGATACCCTCTCGGTAATCTTCCAGAAGCTTCCACCAATCGTTAGTGGTCTTCGGTATGAACCGAATATCGTATTTCTCGACCGGCTTCTTTGCCATGTTACTTCATCCTCTGAATAAGGTGCTTCGGGCACAGTGGGAGTTGCTTGTTTGACTCCATTGCGATCATGGCATAGTCCTGACATCCCTTTTCAGAACAGTTGGCTGGAGCATACCTGAAGGTTCCCATTGCTTTGAATGAGAAGATCTCAAAGAGCTTATGATAGCTCTTCTTGTACATAAGATGAACAATGCTCATTGGATTAAACTTGAGTGGCATCATCATGTACATCTCTTTGCCATCTTGAGTCATCTTGAAGAAGATCTTGTCCTTGTCGGTGAAGGGCTTGTAGAGGTTCTTCCCCATTTCCTGGCCGACAATAATCTCCTGATTCTCTTCCATGTAGAACCTGGCGATGGCTTCTTTTGGGGTTGCTCCGGCTAACAATAGGCCATGGGTTTGGTACAGAATGTAGGAGTGTTCCTGGTTGATTACATCCTGAAGCTGTACTTCATAGACATTCTTTATGATGATCGAGTCTGTCTTCGATGAAATCTCTGCAAACTTGGCTCTGATAGCCTCTACGTCTGGCTTCTGCCTCCAGATGATATCCCAGACAAAGTTTCCGTATGTTGGGTCGAGTTGCTCTTTTGATGAGAGCATTGTTCTTGGGTTGACAACTTCGTTGTAGATCGGTTCCAACCCTTCCACAGAGTCCAGTATTGCAGCGGTAGTCCGATAAGCAACAATATTGGGAGAGACGGTTGCTCCTTTGAGCAAAGGCTGTTCTGCCCAGACTCTTGTTGAGTATCGATCTGCTTTTGCATTGAGCAGCTTGCGGAATCTATCAATGTCAACCTCGTCTTCTCCCTGCAATGGGCGATTAAGGACCCAGTCCGTGTATTTCGGAGACGGGCAAGATTGGCAACCATAGCAGGAGTCGTGCTGCTTTGCCATCGTCTTCAGACAGAACGGGGTATCGATAGCCGAAATTGAGTTCTTGTACTGCTTGTACATGACCTTCTTTGGTTTGATCATGATCTGTTCCCATGGGAACAGATAATCTTCCGGCTTTTCGCGGTACATGAAATCCAGGTCGATATACTTCTCGATGATGGGCTGCTGGCGTCTCCACTCCTTATTGAAGATTCTTCGTATTGGTGCGAAGTTAAGTAGATAAAGTTCGAGAATGAACTCTGAGCCTTCGCGCCCGACAAATCTGTTGAGCCCTTCCGTGATTGAATCAGCTCCGGAAATATTGAAGTCGATGTTGGCATTGAAGTTCTTCATATAGTCCCAGACATCGATTGGGTACCATTTGAGGAAACGATCTTCCAGCAGGGCGTGATAGGTTGCCAAAGCAACGTGTGAACGTGCCCACTGAAGCGGAACATTGGATTCGATGATGAGGGCGCCCATGTTTATTTCCATTCGAAGATTCGGTCGGCCTGCCTTGTCGGCTTGCTGCTTCATCTTCATGAGCATTCCCTTGAACTCAGCCCAATCGTCTTCTGTTTCCAACCCTGTGAAGATGAGGTTTATTTTGAAGCGCCCGATAGCATTGTGCATGATGTTCAGCGCGGCGTCCAGTATTTCCTCTTCTTTCAAGTTCTTGTTCAAATATGTCCGGAGCCGATCCGAGATTCCTTCCAAGGATGTCGTGAATGATTTCATCCCTATGAGAGAGTAGATCGGCAAGACGTGCTTGATTGAGCTCATCTCGTCCGTCCGAAACGATGAGTGTTGACTGTCCTTGAATGTCCCCAGCAAGGTTTCTAAGAAGTCTGGATATCTCGAGTGGTTCGGAGGATTTAATGATGAGATACTTCCGTGGTGGGTTGCCACCGACTTCCTCAGAGCTGAGAAGTCCTTCTTCAGTTGTGGAATCGATTTCTCCTTCCACGGTCCCGTCATGTTTCCCGCATGGCAGAAGCTGCATACTCCAAATCCTCCACATCCAATGGAGACCTCATAAACCTGTGAACCGAGAGAGTCTCCCGATTGATCAAGAACCATGTCTACTCCGATTGGATGAAGATCATAGTTCTCTACGGATTGATATTTAACGACGTCCGGTAGATCTTCGCGGAGCTTCTCAATCTTGATCAGATTCTGCTTACGAGGATCTCCATCGACCATTTCATGTGAATGCTTGTACCCATATGGATAGTAGAAGCCCGGAAATTTGGTGGAGATGAGTTCGTCGATGAATTCGCGCTTCTTTGATTTGAAGGCCTCTCCGGTTCCATAATGTTCCATGGCAATCTTGACCAGGTTTACTGAACCTGCTTCTGATCTTCCCCAGAACATTCCATCGATAAGACCTCCTGGGCCCATTCCGAATTCGTCTTTGGTTCCATCAATCTTCGTCCATGTATTGTCTTCCGTGACTCCACCAAACATCCATTCACAGTTGTCTGTGGTTCCACCTCCCATGAGGATGAATGGTTCGGTTGGATCCTTCAGGCGATCGCGGTGCCACATGTGCACGCCAGATTTCTGAATCAGATGATAGATTCTCCACTGATCTGACAGGATGCAATTTGACAGGAATACCATATCATAATCCTGAATCGGTCTCTTGAAGTCGTAACCGAAACACAGTGGCATTCCCTTATCCAGGAAGTCATCCCATTCATCATCAAATGGAGCATAGCAGAAATCTACCAAGACGTCGTCATTGGTAGGCTGTCTAAGGGCGTTTCGTACTGATGTTCTTGTGATTGCTCCAGCTCTGACGTCACCGTTCGCCGGCAACATCAAGAGAACTTTGAACTTCGCTGTGTCCCATTCCTGCTTACGCCATCCGGTGTTGAGCATATTCCAGTAGCGTCCGGAATAAAGTGTCCTCTCGTTGGCATCGCAAAATGCTTTGATTTCTTCGTGCGTTCTTCGTAATTCGGGTTTGAAGTCTCTAAATGAGCTCCAGGGTTCTGATCGTCCAATTATCGATGCCAAGATTCATAACCTCCATGATAGTATTCGTTAGGCAGTTGCCGTTTATATCCTCTCAAAGTATTACGTTTGCAGAGGGCCTCTCCATGATATCCGCATGGTACATAGTATGGTTCTGGGTTGAGCTCGTGGTAGTGGCTTCTGTAAACCGAAGATTGATGGGGATAAGTGTTCATCGGGACTACGTAGCATCCTGATAAAAGCAGCAATGCCAGCAGCAACAGGCCGTTGAGTGCTATTTTATATGTCTTCATGATATTAATACGAGAATATGGCGGGTTATCCTTCGTTAAGCGGAATCTTTTGCTTCACATCTTGCCCTACTGTTACTACCTTCTGACATTTTGGGCATTGATAGATGGTTCCTTTTCCATCTGTAGTTTTGCCTATGATTACTGAATAAACACCACAACACGTTACGCTCGCCATTTAATCTCGCCTCCTTATGATGTAAGTACGAGCGTGAATGGGTTTTTGGTAAGTATGTATTTCTTCGAACATGGAGCATAGATGCATTGAACGTATGAAGATTTAGTTTGCGTTGGTATTGCCGGTGTTGTCTGTGAGACGGCTCCAGACGAATCTATGGATAGGTTCGTCTTTGTGGAGATCATCGTCGTTACTTCGCGGAAGACCTTTCTTCCACATTGGCAAGCCAGCTCACTCATCTTATTGTTTCCTCACCCTCATTAATTGGATGACCACCTGGATGTTTACAATGAACTACCGTGAACCACTCACTCCAGCGTTCAACTTTTACATAGTGTTCTGGAAAGTCAGAAACCTTCGTCTTGAAAGTCCTAAATATCCTATATCGTCCAGGCTCTGCTTGGGAGTGGATGTGTATCTTTTTCTGAATCCATTTGCGTCCCATCTCTCTATCAGAGAGATATGCGGTTAGCGTGTATGAGTATGTATTTACCAGTTCTGTTGAGACAAGTGTTTCAATTGGCTCAGTCTTCTCGGTATCTGCACGGATAATGAGCTTGTCTCCCTGACAAACCTCATGATCTTGATTCATTACAAGTAGCGTGGGACTGTGAACGATGAATGGCTGGTAATCATAGAAGATTACCCATCCTACCCTAAACCAGATAGCGAGAAAACAAGTCGCAATGATAGCCAGATAGATCTTTGAGGTTGGCTTGTTTAGTACGGCTCCCAGATTGTGAAGAAGTTCATATAGTGCTCTTTTAACAAGTTGTGTTCTTCTCTCTGGTCCATCGTATCCGTTCTTCTTTCTCATCTTCCGACAACCTCCCCAGCTGATCCAGTTTTCGCATGAGTATGAAGATCCTTCTTTATCTCCAAGTGAACCTTGTCACAATTGACTATTAGGGTTCGTTTTGCGATCTCTTCTTTTACCTCTTTGATGTCTCCACGCAGCGTATGGTAAAGTAGTGCTACAAGGCTGACGACGCAAGCTAAAAGAAATGTGTTCACTCCCCAGAGTATTTGCTCCGTTGTCATCCAATTGTCCCCCTAAGTTATTGCGTTGCATTTGGTTTTGTATATAACATTCCTCGTAAGTCTACTTGCTCTGGATAATCTTTGCCCGAGTACAGTAGAGTGTTGCAACAATGAACTACATATCCATAACCAAACTGAATTGCCTTTATGGTCTTACCACATATTGGACATGTCAAAGCTATAAATCCTCCCTACAGTATTATTGAGTAACGACCATCAAAATACGCAAGGAGTTCTTCTTTCCAACGATCTGTGTTCTGTATGTCTATGACTGATTCATTTGAGACAAAGAAAGTATTTCCTTTGACCATACAGATACAATGTCCAAAACTTCCATCGGCTGAATATAGATTGAGGATTGTTGAATCTACTCCATGTTGCTTCATTCTCCATTTGGCTAATGAAGCTGCGCCATCACAATCATCAGTAAGATCTCTTACCATTATTGTTGATGCCCACGGTATCCAATCCTTGTAGTTATCCTGTTTCCATGTGAAGGATTTCATTAGCTTCCTGAGATCCATCTTTGCATATGATTTCTTTAGGTCTGAGATTTCATTGAATTTGTAGGGATGGAAAACCCAGAATAGACTATTGACTATTACTGACCAGATTGGTCGCATGACATGAATCCAGGCTATCGTTGCGTATCTTACAAAGATGTTCATGTTGGCTCCCTATCTTTGAATGATGGTGGGCAGTCTACTTGTGGAGCATACTTCTTTGTTGCAATTGTCTGCACTCCCTTACCAACAAATGCTACTCCGTTTGCAATTCCATAACAAGTATATACGCCTACTGGTATGTCAACCATAGATCTTGTCCAGATACAGACAAATAACCATGTGTACCATACAACAATATTCGATAGGATTACTTGAAATAAGAATCCCCATTTCGTTGAAGAGGGTGTGCACGGTTCGTCTGTTAGTATTCCTTGCGGAAGATTAAACAAAGTTCTTTACCTCTTGCATGACATAATCAAGACGGTTCATCCATCCCTTGAAGAAAACCTTTTGATCTGGATTGTTCCTAACGATTGCGTTGTAGAAGTCGAATCTCTTCTCTCCCATGACTGGGATTAACTGTTCTACGTCGGTCTCGATCATTGCCTGAAATGTTTTTGGTCCTAGGCCTCCATCTTCTTTGAGTTCTGTTCCCAGGGCGTTCATAGATCGCTGAAGAATCTTTACTGCGTTACGTGGCCCTGAATTAACTCCAAAGTCGAACATAATGTAGTCGAGTCCAGCTGGAAATTCATCAAGACGCATCACATCCCAGAAGTGTTTCTTGTAGATTGGAGCGACCATGTCTGGAGTTTTCATGAGGATGACATCTTGAACATCTACGTCGCCATCGTTATCGAAATCCCCATAGTCGAATTCTTCGTAAGCTTCCTGCAGTCCTTTTAGTGTGATTCCCTGGTTGGTTGGACCACCCTTATCGAGTGGATGGTTTGAGTATCCTCCCTCAGAGGTAAGAACCCTTTCAAGGGATGGTTCAAAGTTCTCTCTCATAAATCCTCCAGTATTGCGTCTGGAAGATTATATAATTTATTCCGGTTGCTTAGATGAATTGACCTCGTCGAGGTATTTCAGAGCATCCTCTGGGTCTTCAAGGTAGAATGGCATAATTGGATCGTACATCTCTGTTATGAGAAACTCTATTATCTGTTTATCTTTTGGATCTGAGTGGACATTCGGTTTTATTGATGTGGAGCCTCCAAAAACCTTTGTCTCTTCTCCCATGAAGGTTACGTTTCCTGCTGAGGTTACCTTATGTCCTTCAATATCACTGAAGGAAACATGGCATAGTTTGGATGGAAATAGGATTGGTATGTGGCCATCAAGCATTACGTATTTCATTCAGAAAACTCCTTTGTTCTTTCCTGAAGCCTACCTATCAAAGATAGAATTACTCTGGTTGCCGTTGACTTCTGATACATAAGGTGAATAAATTCAACTATGGCGTCTGCCATTCGTGTTCCGGCTTCTTCTGCTCTTCTACCTTTCATCTCTTACTCCATAGAAAGGAAATCGCTGTATGAAATCTGACAAGCCTTGCAACCACATTCTCCCTTGCATGACATAGAGCAATCGTCATCACAAGTGCAAGGTGCCTTAAGTTCTTCATCATCTTCATGGATGAATCCATTCGGTGGATATTTCGATTTGCCTACTGATGTCGGATACGGCTTTGGATTCAGCTGCATGCCTAGTATTCTGGTAACTCCTTTGCTATTGCGGATAGATCCGCGTTTGATTTATCAATCTCCTTATCGTTTGGTCCGTACCATAAAGTACGAGCCTGAGTGGCTTTATCGAAGGCGTGTAGGCAGTCTTCCAGGAATCCTGCGAGAATGAAGTCTGGGGTATTCGATGCATTCTCCATTGATTTGGAGTTGATAAGCTTCTCAAGACTGTATCTGAATGATGGTGGATCGTCATCCTGACCGATCTTATCCTTTATCTGAATCAACTCCCCTTGGTTTTCGCATTTCGGACATATGCTTGTATTATTAAAGAAGGGCACTTTACACAGCATGCACATATAATACCTATCTGGACTATCCATGGGTTGCCTCCATACAGATTTGCAGTGGTTTGATTGTCGTATCGTCGTAAGCCAATGGGATTAACCATCGAAGGTTTGGGATTATCTTGTCTGGTAGTTTGGATATCCAGAACACGTCAAGTGGCTCATCGTTATTATCATTGAACCTATAGATTTCTGGTACTTTGCAGCTAAAGAAATCTACATCCATTCCGGTTGATGCTAACATGTGTATAACTGGATGAAGGTCAAGTTTGCAGATATCAAATCCAGTCTCTTCCTTTACTTCTCTGATGGCTGCTTCTTCTGAAGATTCCCCAAACTTGGCTCTTCCTCCAACTCCATTATAGAGTCCCTTTTGCCATTCAGGTCTTGCCTTCTTTATTAGCAGAACCTTATCGTGCTTCGCGTCGAATATGAAGACTACTACGGCGTGATTTGGATTGTCGTTGCCTTCCAAAATCTTTCTCCTTCTTCGAACCCTGTTTCAAATATTGTCGATGGACCTATTCCATAGATTATGACTAGTCCAACATATCCTTCCAAAGGCATCCCTGATTGAGAGTCTCGAATTACCTGATCTGAATGATACATGAAGGCTGGTGGAAGTTTTGGTTTATCCTTCGTTATCCAGCAGTTTGGATCCTTCCCGAATGTTGTTGGCATCGTTCTCCCTTCGAAACTTCTCGAGTCCTTGGTTCCATTCCATGTTTAAAATATGTTGAATCTTCTGTATTGCATTATTCTGAGCTATTATCCCATTCTTTCTTGAATCAAGATCGAAATGGTAATCGCGAATTACTTGTTTAATCTGCTCTAACATCGTTAGCCCTCTTGTATCGACGTTTGGTCAGTGCCTGTTGAATCTTGTAGAGGTGAGCTTCTACGGCAATATTGGTCTTGCGATCATACATTCCTACACAGCGAGTTGCATGGAAGGACTGCGCAAGTGCTTTGATCTTGCCGTATTTGAACAGCTTGCTAGGTCTATTCTTCGCTCTCAGTACACATTTCTGACACATTGTTAAGCTCCTTCGATTGCCCTTTCAATTAAGTACGACCAAAAGTTATCGTAATCATGGGCGGTGAAGTCTTTGAATTCGGCTTGTTCTCGCATCCAGTTCCTTATTTGCATTCCTTCTCTTAGGTGAACTGGGTGTGGAATACTACCTTCCATATAGACGGCGAGAATGGTTCCATACTTCTCTTTAAGTTCCTTGAAGAATCTTATGCCGTTTGGGGTTAGCCATTTCCGTAGTTTGGTGAGTAGTTCTTCTGGAAGTTCCTTTGGAGTACTGGCACAGACGGGACATTCATTAAGCTCTTCTGGCCATCCAGTTTTGCATTTTGTGCATGTCCATGAATTCATCGTCCCCATCCTAAGTCTTTGGAGTCGGCTACCGCTTGACCAGGATTCTCGGCACGCTTGATTGCGTAGCGTTCCATCCAGTATTTTCCGGTCTCTCCTTCAAACCACTTATCTCCTGATGGTGCAAATCTTATCTTTTGAAGAAGATTGTAGTGGCTAAGTGAGTCAATGTACGCTTTGTTCTCAGTTGTTAATTCCATTATCTTCTCCCAGATATGATAGGCTACATATTGTAAGTTTCTTTGGTTCAAACTTCTGCGGAGAATCCATACCACATATTAGACTTTTAACCATCTCATAATCACTCATGTTTAAGACTGGTTTTGTAAGTCGAAGAATACCATCAATATTGACTATCGCCGATTGATGAATCTGCTGTATTGCGTGGTAATGATATATCTTCATTGTTTAATCCCTTTGTGTACTCTATCGTGACAGTTGGGACATTCTCCATGGGAGCAGTCATCCCTCATTCCAATGAATCCACAGTCACAGAAGACAGGATAAACGACGTCATCCATTCTCGGTTTCGTAGAAGGTGTCGTATTCTTCTTGTGATCTAAACTTTCCTGTGTATTCCTCGTTTCCAATGACTAACCTCCAATTGTTCCATGGTACCAATGAGTAAAAGACTTCGTCATGATTCTTGTATAGTCCTGCCTTGCTAAGAATACGATCACCATGGCTTCTTACCTCAATTAAGAAACCATGTGTTATCTTGCGTATTTCGTAAAGATATTTGATGCGGCCAAAGTGGATGAAGTTATGACATAGGTGACAGACTGCTACCGTTTCCTTGAAATACATTCTTCCCTGAAGGTAATTAATGTCGTACATTTCATGGGCTTCAAGATGTCGTCTAACTAATGCTTGTGACTGAGAGACTCCACAGGCTTCACAATGGTAGTTGGAGCGTGCGTATGCGTTATGACGCTCCCGGTCCCACCATTTGGAACCTTTGATTGTGCGTGGTGCTAGTCCGTGGAGTGGTCTTGGGATTTGCGGGTGGAGTAGAATTTCTGGTCTGGTTTCCTTGAGAACAGTTATGCGCATCCCATTCTCAAGGTCTGTTACTTCATAGCTCATTTCAGATGTTTATCCATTGTCATGCTATCGAATCCTTTTCATACCAACGTGCATGGTTCTTATTGTGAACATATGGTCTTAGGCCATCTGGTACCCAATGGCAACAGTGATCTGCATTTTCCTTGTTTCGTAATGTTTCCTTTGGAAAGATGAAGTGACCAAATTCCTGGCAATATGTCTTCTGTTCTGGCTCCGAGGCGTTATAGTTGAGAGCACAGTGATTGCAGGATACAAATTCCCTATCGAATGTGAGTGCTCTTGAGACCAATTTGTCGTTGACAACGTCTCGTTTGTTCCAGGGCTTGAAATCCAGAAGATCTTTCGGGTCAGGCCATCTTCCATCAAAGCAGAATCCTCTGTCGTCTATGTAGAGGAATGCTGGTGGTTTCTCTGTAACTATCTTGATCTGTTCCGTTGGAAAGTTATGCTTGAGCAAGAAGGCCTGCATAGCCTCTACTCCGCCAGGAAGATTTGCTCTTGATGACATGATATAGATGTCGAAATGTTCGAGAGCTTCGTGTATGAACTCTAGTGCTCCCTCTACTGGGGGATCAGGTGGTTCTGGTGTCCCGTTCCACGGGCTATCGTAGCGATGAATTACTCCATCGAAGTCAAGTACCAAGATTGGTTTAAATGGATGCGATTTGCTATGTGTCATGATTACCTCGGCCATGGTTTACTTGGTTCTACACCAAGCTTATTTAATAGTGGATCTGTGTTCTCTGATCCATTTATTGTTCCATATGCTGCTTTAATAATATTATTATATTCTGGTGATTTGGTTAAGATATCAAGACGTTCTAGACATCCAGCTTCGAATGTTTTCTGTTCTTCCAGCGTTGATGTCAGATCATCGTATTCTTTCTCATAGGAAGCATTCATTGCTTTTAGTGCGAGGCGGGCTGTCTTGGCTGAGTTTGGTTCATCAAAAGATGAAGTAACCTCTTTGCCTTCTTTCCAGGAGGCGATTGTATTGAGGGCGAATACGGCTAATGCCAAGCGGTCTGTGTCGTTCATTCTTCTGCCTTCTTACCCAAGAGATATGATTGCCTCTCTGTCCTAATGGTAGATCCTTCTTTTATAATCTCTCCAATAAGTAACGTCTGACCTTCGTGCTTGAATGGCTGCCCAACTACTTCAACAACTAAAGTTGTCCATATTAGTTCCCCATCATCGTATCGCTTACGGGAATCATCAAATATCTCTCCTATGATACGGTTCTTCTCTTTATCATAGAACCAATTCTCAAGACGTCCCGTTAAAGGTCCTTCGTAAACCATTGGTTTCCTTTCTATAGGTCGAGTGATTCCAGTGCAACTTCGTATCCTTCCCAATTATCGACTCCTGCTGATTCCAGGGCTCTGAGAAGCTTCAGTTCATCAACCATTGTCTTGAAGAGTTTCTTGTCAACTTCGATTGTATTGGTTTCGATTCCATTCTTTGAAAGATGTTCCTGCCAACGATTGACAAGAGGTTCGATATTGTCATCGAATCCCCTCTCGATCATGAAGGACTTGAGAGCTTCGACCATTGGTGATGCGTTATCTCTTGAGGATGCTACTACCCTTTGATCTTGTCCTGTTAGGAAAGCAGCAAATCCAAATAATGCTCCAGAGATTATGGCTTCAACTTCCTTTGACATGTCTTTCTCCCTTTATTGTTTGCTCAAGTTCGTAGTTGGCGTTGAATCCTACTGCAAGCCAGACTAATGTTAGTGCAAGAAATACGAGAGACTGTACAAGTAGGGAAGCTCCGAACTGTGCGAAGGCGAGTGTGAAGAAGATAAATCTCCATGTTCTATAGTATTCTTGATTATCCATTAGTAGAGCTCGTTTTCATTAAGAACTGTTATGTCGACTCCTACTCCCTTGAACATGTCAAACGTTTCTTGTCCCTTGTGGTAAGGGTGTTTTGAGACTACACGTTTGATTCCTGATTGAATTATTGCCATTGCACAGTTACGACATGGTACCATAGTGCAGTAGAGTGTTGCGTCAAGACATGAATTTCCATGGCGTGCTGCATTGAGGATTGCGTTTAGCTCTGCGTGAATTGTGCGGATGCAGTGGGTTGATGGTATTAGATTAATCTCTGGTCTATGTAATAGATCTATTATCGAGTATGCTTCCGGTAAAAGATCCTTCCTTATCTCAGTCCTCTGTACCAGGTCGTGGCCGGCTACATCGCAGTCTGGTAATCCTCTTGGTGCTCCCACGTATCCCGTTGAGAGAATAAGGCGGTCTCTTGTTATTACTGCTCCTGATTTGCCTCTATCGCAAGACGCTCGTAATGCTGTTGCGTCTACCAGTGACATGAAGTATTCGTCCCAGGTTGGTCTAGTCATCGCCTTCCTCCCATCCGCAAGTGTCACAGGTGAGTTTGTTATCTACACATGCTGAACAAGGTGGATTTATGTGGCAAGAACAATTCTGAACCTTAGGATAAAGAAGGATTCCTCTACATCCTTCTCTATAGCACATGTCTCCCTCTTGCGTTCCTGGTGGGATATTTCGTTTCTCTCCTGTTGCAAGGTAGTGATGGACATCACAAATACACTTGCCTATCCCTTCCGTTCCACAGTCTGAACAAATCATATCAATCCCTTAAGGCTACTTCCTTATCAAAGATGCATATTGTCTTTGTAAACTTTCTCTTTATAACATGAAGTGCTTTAGTCCAACCCTTTGCTGTGTTTGGATGGTTTATCCTATCTCCATTCTTTAGAACAATAGTTCCATTGTCTTTGTTAAGTAGACAGGCTGTAATAAGCTGGCCATCATAATACACTTCAATTTGCTTTGCTCTTTGCTTCTTTACCTCTATCAGAAGACTAGTCCAATCCTCAATTGTTATACTCATTTGTCTTCCTCTGCGTATGCTCTTGCTGCTCCATAGATCATTGCAGCGAATGGGGTTCCAGTTGAGTGACAGCGTCTTGGTTCTGCCCAAAGGCCTGTCCAATAATTTGCTCGTCCATATGGTGAAATTACGAGATATTCCCGATGGATTTGCGGAATATCGCAGAATTCTGGGATTATCCTCCAACCTTTTGGTGGTTTGATTTCCTTGTTAAGATGTTCATCGTAGCCGTATCGAATTCCTCTTGCAGCGAATTGCTTCTTAAGATCTTCGAAGTGATCCCCATAGGCTGCAAAGAACGCCATCTTACTGATTCGTTTCTTCTCTTCAATTGTTTTGAATGGCTGAGGTTCTTCTAACATGTTGATGCCTCCAGCCTTTCAATGCGAGCCTTATCAGACCTCTTGAGGTAGCGACGGGTTTTCTTCTTGTTATCGGAGCGAGAGTAAGGTTTGTAGTCTCCGCCTTTCTCACGGAAACGTCCAATGGAACTCTTACGTCCATCGGCCTGAATATCAGCGACGTCCGGTCCAAGAATGAATTTAATTGTCTGATATGCTCTCATTG